AATCACTTAAACCTGGGTTTAATGGATTGGATTCATTTGGGAAGTCTGGGTTTTTTCCAAGTAGATATTGGTTAGCAGTAATACTGTCTATTTCATAATATCCATTTTGGTATAAAATTAAATCTCCTATTTCGGGTACTAACTTAGCATCAACTAAATCTTCTCTTAAGAAATAAAAGTTTATGATCCAATTAAAATCTACCCCAAATTCATTTTCTTCATATGCTTGGTCTTCTCTATTAATTAAACAATTAAATAAGATAGGACCATCATAGTACTTTCCACCAGCAGCTTCACCATATAAATTAAAAGTAGTTTGAGCTAATCTTAATTTATAAAAAGAACATTGTTGGGTTATGATATCCCCCATCAACTCTCGAGTGACAGTTGTAAATAAATTAATATCCCTGGACCTTCCAAATAGTGCCATTAGCCAACATAAATTGTGTAAGGTACATTATTTAATTCTTTTTGTAAACTATCAGATTCTAAAGCTCGTTTTTCTAACAATTTAGTTCTTGAAGTTTCATCTAAATAAGCTCTTAATCTTTCAATTAAAGCTGTTTTTTCAGCTGTAGCCGCTGATATTAAATCTCCATGATTTAAAGTTACTTCAGCATTAGGTATAGGAACAGTTGTATATTTACCTCTAATATAACCTAACATTTCTTTACATAATGCTAAAGTATATTCAAATACCCATTGTCTACCTATAGAATTTATATAAGAATATCTTGGATTAGTATAAGGAGCATTTGAAACATTAGTTATTTTACCTTGTCCCATACTACCAGATACAATAGGATTATTACGGTCTGATTTTAAAATATATTCAAAAAATAATTTTTGGTCTGAGAAAGGGATAGGGAATATTCTAAGTTGGTTATTAATTACTTCAAAACTGTAGTTTGATTTTCTAATTTGATCATTAAATTCAATGGCTTGAATCTTTTGTAAATCATAATTAATAGGCATTAATAAGAAATTAATACCTGGTGAGTATGAACCAAATTCAAAAGCTTGGAGTAAACCTTGAACATCAGTACCTGTACCAGCGTAGGGGTCAAAATATCTTATAATTGGTGGGACTGATTCATAAAAAATTCTCTTAATTTCTAAATTACCAGCATCAATACTTTGACTAATAGCCCATTCATTTAAGTTATATTTTTGAACATTTCTTTTTAAATCTAAACTACCTGTTCTCCAAGTCACATTACCCCCCACCCCAGCTTCAACACCATATTGTTCAGAAATTCTAACAATAGCTCCTAAATTAGGACGTGTTAAAGTATTATTTAAGTTTGAACCTGTTGGGGACCCTTCTAAAGATAGGAAATTTTGAGCTATTTGATAAGCATAAACCTCATTACCATATGTTGTTACCGCTTCTTCAAAAGCGGTATAAAAATTAATATCTTGTAATTCTACATCTACTAAGGGATATCCTAACCTACGAGCTACAAATATAGCTACTCTATCAGCATCTGTTTGGAAATCTGTGTCGTTATCATAAAACCCAAAAGGAGTATTACCTGGGAAAAATGATGAGGAGCCTGGCCAGATAGAAGTGTTTGCCATAATATTTTGTTATAAATATTAAGGAAGAGAAGTCATTATAACAGCAGTTTGGTCTAAAATTGATGAAATATACAGTTGAGTTAGATTAAGAGATGCTCCTGATTGGTCAAAAAAGAAATAATAAGTATAACTTTGTCCTGGAGTTAGGTTTTCTATAATCCATTTAGAAGAAACCTCAAATATCCCTGAGTCTGTATTACCTGTGTTTTGAGGTAGAGAAAAGAAATCTTTATAATTTTTTACAGTTGTAAAAGATCCTGAAGTTGATGATAAGCCTATCTTATAGTAACGAATAGAGGATCCCATATTATTTTCAGATGATAAACTTATATTTGCTAACTCAACTAAGATTTTACCATTACTTGGAGATATAAAACTAGCTGAAAGATTAGTGAAAGAACCAGTAGTTGAACCACTGAGAGTTATAGTTTGGGTTGATGGAGCTAATTGATATCCTATGACTCTACCTAAATTTTCATTATCTAAAACATAAGAAGCAGTTAAAGCATATGACGCACTAGTAGTCTGATCTGAAATTGATGAGGTTAATGAATATGAAGATGATAGAGAATATGAAGCTGTTAGGGCATTAATAGCCCAAGAAGCAGTGTTAATATTAGTAGCCCAAGAGGCAGTGTTAGAATTAGTAGCCCAAGAAGATGTTATATTATAAGTACCAACAGGTAAGAATGAAGCAGTTAAAGCATTAGTAGCTAAAGAAGAACTAATTGAAAATGAAGAAGTCCCATTTAAACTTCCTGTAAGAGATGAAGCTATAATATACCCTGAAGAAGAAATATTACCACTAGAAGTAATATGACCATTAGACCCGCTAGCCCAAACAGAACCTGTCACTATTAAATCTGTGTGAGAGGTTATAGAACCAGGTATTCCTTGAAGACCTTGAGGGCCCACAGGGCCCTGAGGTCCTAAAGTTACTACTTCAACAACTGAACTAATAGGTTGGGTTAAATTAATAGTATTAGACCCTTGATCAGTTATTTGAACTGTAGTCCCTTCAGAAGAATTTATTTCAATAGTAGACATTAATATGATCCTTCAGTTATTTCTTTGGATAATTTGACTTTTCCTTCTAATAATCGAGTTACAGTGTAGCAATTTCCACTTCCTGATGAAATTTCAAGGTCATAGGAAGCCAAATCAAAATCTAACAAAGAAGAAGAAGCAGCTGAAATGTATATTCCTATAGTTCCTGAAGTAGGAGGGTTTAAACTTCTTGAACCACTCAAATTTAAGCCTGTACCACAAGGATCTAAACTACTAGATAAGGTAAGGTATAAAGCACTTGAACCTGGGGAAGGTCTAAGTTGCATTCTAGCCTGGTATCCTGTTAAGTCAACAGGATTTCCATTTGAATCTTTATAAGTTATCTCAAAATCTACAGTAGATCCTTGCTCTATAGTAAAAGAATATTTTCCGGCTGCCATAATAATAAATATTAAGGATTTATTAAATTCTCAGCATAATAATCTCTTAGATCTTCAACAATTTCATTTCTATGGTTTGAAGTAAGTGTTAAAGCTTCTAAATTCTTAATTTTCTTAGAGGCAGTATACAAAAATTTAAACCCAGAGTCACCTTTCTTTTTAAGGTCTATTTGATAGGTGTCACCACATACAATCATTTTAGAACGTAAACCTAAACGAGTGACAATCATTTCCATTTGTTCATGGGTTACATTTTGAGCTTCATCAACTATAACACAAGAATCAACAAATGTTCTACCTCTCATAAAAGAAACAGGTACAATTTCTATTTTACCGTCAGCTATAAGTTTTTCAACTTTTTCTTTATCATATAAGATAAATAGATTTTGGTATATAGGTTGGACCCAGGGATCCATTTTTTCTCGAAGATCTCCCGGTAAAAATCCAATTTCTTCTTTAGATACCGTGGGTCGTGTTATAATTATTTTTTCATATATTTTACGTAATAATCCATCTAAAGCCACTTGACAAGCCAATAATGTTTTACCTGATCCAGCCTGTCCTGCTAATAATGTTATAGTATTATCTAATATTTTTTGTTTGGCTTCTTTTTGTTCCTCATTTAAATTAACTTTAAATTTAATTGGATTTTTCACTACTTTTTTTTCTCGAAAAATCTCCTCAGCCTCAGGGGTATTATTAAAGTGAGTCATAGAACATAAGGTTTTTTTGTTTATAAATATTAAAAAAAAAGACCCGAAGCTAAGCTTCGGGTCCTTTTATATTAAATTACTAACTTAATCGGTTAGAGTGTGTTCAAACCGTTCAAGTAAACCTTACCGTAGTATTCTGGTCTCAACATCTTCTTAGCATAACGAGTCAAGAGACCTTTTCTTGGTGTGAAGGTATCTGGATCGTATACAAGAGGAGTCATGATCAATGGAATATAAGGAGAGAAGGTAGCACCAGTTTCAAGGAACTGTGAACCTCTGTAACCCATCAAGATGACGTTTTCAGTCATGTATGGGTTCTTATAAACCTCATATCTGTTGTTCAATTGACCAATTTTCTGAACGCCGAAAGCGTACTTCATCTTAGCTGAATCACCATCTGTGTTAGCAGCAAATCCTGGGATTGATTCAAGGACTGTAGCTGCAGTTGGAGATAATACTAAGAAGTTAGCGCCACCTCTTAAGGTTAACTGGTGGATCTTGTTACTAACTTTTTGTAGTTTAGTACCAAGAGTTTGGAACCATTGGCCTTGTGTGTTAAAGAATCCACTAGCTAAGGTAGCAGGAGCTGAAGTAGCTGTAGCAACTGTATTGTTAACTGCTGACCAGTACTCAACTGTTAGAGCGTTTTCAATTAACATGCCTAGGATTTCAAGGTCGATTTCCATAGAAATATATTCACTCATAATACTTGTCAACTCAGCCTCAGCATCAATACTGTGGTAAGCATTTAAGTCTTGAGCAAATTCAGGTGTCCAAACAGCTTTTAGTTTTCTGGTTTTAGCAACAATTGCTTCAGATTTCATCTTAACGTTGATTTCTGGGATTGAAATACCAGTATCTGAAGTAGCATTAGGGAATGCTGAAGAAGCACCATCCTCAAAATCACCTCTAACATTATCAGCTGGTTGTTTAACATAGTTAATAACGTTTGTGTTAACATTACCAATACCAGCACTAGAAGAGATAAACACATAAACATGAGTGGCATCAGCGTAGTTATAAGCTGGGAGTTGTTCAACAACATTAGCAGTTGAGCCACTGTAAGTAGTAACTGTGTATCCTCTAACCCCTTCTAAGTCTGGGTTTGTTAAAAGAGATTTTGGGATTTTAACTTTAACAATAGCTCCAGCTACTATAGAAGAAGATAAAGCTGAGTCATATCCAACTTCTGACCAAGTAGCATCAGAGCCAGTAGCTCCCACAGAAGCTGAGAAGATATTAGTTGAATATGTCCATCTACCAGCCCCATAAAGACCATCAGTTGGTGAGTTAGTTTGATCTGTTCTACCGTACATAGAACCTGCTCCAAATACATCACCACCAACTGTAAATTTGCCATCACCTTTTGTAGTACCATACTGGAAGTCAAGGAAGAAGACTAGACCAGAAGGAAGATTCATTGGTTGAACGCTAACAAAGTCTTTTGCCGCGATTTGACCAAATACCTTTCTTACAAGTGGAAGAGCAATACCAGCCCATTGTTCACCAGTACCAGCAGTAAAGGTACCTCCAGCAGCACCAGCACCACCACCTGTTTGGGAAGTTTCAACAACAAGTTGTTTAGCTTGGTTTTCAAGAATGAGAGCCATGTTATTTCTTTCGGTCTCAGAGCTTAAACCTTCTAACAAACCTGTTTTTTCCCATTTTGAAGCTAATCTAGCGGCGTCGCTTTGAACGACTCTCCACTGGTTAGCACTTTCTAAAAGAGAGTGTAAGTTTGACATTTTGTTTTTTAATTAATTTTTTTAAAGTTAAACATTATAAAATTCCAGCCAATTTTTGGAACCTTTGAACCATTTGATCCGATTCAACAATTGGCTGCTTTGGAGCTACACCAGCTGCTTTTGAAGCCATACCTAATGATTCCTTAATTGAAGATTTTGTAGTATTTTTAGCTACTAATCCTTCATTTAAAGTTTCATAGATAACTTTGGTTTCTCTTACAGAGGTAGCTTTATCAAAGGCAGATAAAACCTTTATTTTTTGACTTTCAGTCAAATTTTTATTTCTAAAGATCTTATTGACATAAAGAAGTTTAGAGTTAAGAAGATTACTTTCGTTAATTTCTTTTTTAAGGATTTTAATAGTTTTAAGAGCTTCATCTAATCCAACAGATTTTTCTTTTCTAAATTTTCTTAGATTTTCATTCATCTCTGCTTCATCTTTTAATTCCTCAGCTGCTTTTGTAGCTTCTGCTTTAGGATTTCTGCTCGCCATAATTTGCTTAATTTTATCTACTAAAGCATCTTTCTCATCTTGTAAATAAGCTAAAAGAAGTGAACCTCCTCCAAGTCCTACAATAGTACTTAAAAATAGAGCAACCGCATAAGCATCATTAGCTATTTCCGGATTAGAACCAGGTACATTGAAATCAAATTCATTTATATCTTTTTTCATATGTTTATTTTCACCCATAGCACTGGTGCCCATATCAGAACCAGCTGCTTTAGCACCTGATGCCATATTCCAGAAAGTTTTAGCTGCATTTAACATAGCCATAAACTCTTTGTTGTCTTTTAATTCTGGGTTGGCTTTGAGTTTAGCTAAGGCATCTTTGTAGACATCTTCAGGGTAGCCAGCTAATGATTTAAGAATACCTTTAGCAGTACCTTTAGCTTTGTCTAAAAGATTTTCACTTAACTCAACTTCTTCTTCAGCTTCCATTTCATCTCCTTCTTCTTCCTCTTCACCAGAGAACTCAACAGGATCACCTCCAGCTTCTAATTCACCAGATTCAATCATGTCTTCAATAACATCTTCAATAAGAGCTTTTAGCTCATCTTCATCCATCTCATCAAGGTTGATTTCTTCTTTAAGATCTTCAGCTTCTTCAGCTTCATACATATCTTCTTCCATTTCATCTTCCTCATCGAGTTCTAACTCAGCTAAGATTTCTTCAAGGTCAAATTCCTCATCAATTTCTTCAGCCTCATTAGTATCATCCATACCATAGCCTTCTTCCATTTCATCTTTCTCCATGTTAACTTTATCAGCTTCAGCTAAATCGTCTTCTTCTTCTTCTTCAGCTAAGATCTGAGCGGCTAACATAGATTTGATTTGAGGAGTAAAAGCTTCTTCAAGAGCAGCTTTAGCATTAGCTATAGCAGTCTCTTTAACAGCCTTCGCATCAGCGATAGCCTCTTTTAGCAAATCTCTGTTTGTTGACATTTTGTTCCTAAAATTTTTTAATTAAGAAAGTACGCTTATTTAGAAAAGCGTAATAATGGTTAATAAAATTAATGCTACATAAAGTAGATTGGTAGCATATTATGTTAATACATATAACAGGAAAAATCAAAATGTGACTTCCTTAAAAATTTATTGGGCACTGCCCATTATTACAGAGTATTTCTGTGATAATTTCGTTTATTTTTGAATAATCAACACTAGTTAAATTCAAACTTTCATTAATAGGATGAACATAAGCACCAGGTGTTGAAGGTGTTGAGACAAAGTCCCAACATAAAAGTTCAAAATCATCTTGAACTTCTTGTGTTTCTCCAATAGGCTTTAAACTACCCATACCTCTTGATGAAACACCAACAGTAATACCATTTTTAAATAATTGAACTAAAATATTACCAGAAGGGGTAGGTAATATTTCTATTTTACCCATAACATCATTCCCATCCCACCATACATCTTTAATATTATGGGAAACATTTTTTAAGTTTATTATTTGAGAATCTGGGTGGTCTAGTTCTCCTAAAGCTCTGCTTTCTCTAATAGGGCCATCCTTATAACGCTCAATTTCTCTTTCTAAGATTTCTCTAGGGTAACGTCTGCCATTACCGTTTTTAGTTTCAGCAGTTTGGAGTCTTCCTTCAACCATAAGGTTTCCCCCTACAACTTTAGCTTCACTAAGTTGTTGGGGAGAAAGATGAAAAAGTTGAGTGTCTACAAGGACTTGTTTCATTAATAGTCGTAATCAGATTCGTCAATAGTATCATCAACTTCTTCTACAGTTCCTTTGAGTTTATCATATTTTTTCTCAAGTTGAACTTTAGCTCTTTCAAGAAGTTTAACTTCTTTTTTTATTTCTGATTGTCTTTTTTTATCAACAAATTCTTTGACATCATCTCTTTCAAAGATGGTCATGGTCTCATAGCATTTTTTAATTTTACCTTCTAAAAAGCCAATTTTAGCTTCTAAAGCTGCTACCTCACCAATTTTATCTGCTTCTTTAAGATCTTCTTGAGCTCCTTCTCTTAATAAGTCTACAAGTTTCATATTTTTATTTTCTTTTAAGTTTCCGTATCCGGATGATTTATATTTACCTTTAGCCTCTTTAGGTTCTCCTAAACCAGGTGCTTCTTTAGTATATCCTAAACCTTTAACACCAAAAGCGGCATTTTCTAAATAAAATAAAGAATTTTTATCTAAATTTTTCTTTACCTTTTCAGTTGCTTTTTCTAAAGTAAGTTCAGGATCCTGTTCAATTTCAAATCTAATGCCATTTAAGACTTGATCAAAGATTTGATTGTCTAAATTTTTCTTATCAGAATAGTCATAGGTTTTAGCTAAATCTTCTTCTACTTCTTTGGAAGTTTTTTTAGCTTCAGCTTTAGTTTCTTCTTCTTTTAAGAATTTATCAAAAGTAGAAAATGGATTTAACCCTGAAGAAGGGATTAGGGGGAATATATTTTCTACTATGATATTTTTATTTTTAAGTAGAGTAGAAGTTTGATCAAACCCAGCTGAGTTTGGGATAATATTTGGAAATAAACGTTTTGCTTCTTTTACAAATACGTCTTTATGTCCTTTTCCTTCTTTAATTAAGTTATATTGAGTTTGAAGTGCCTTCATGTTAATAAATATTAATCATCATAAGTAGATCCCCAAAGGTCTCTATAATCATATACTTTAGAACTTTTAGCTAATTTTTTTCTATTAACTGGCTTAAAGCCTAATTTAGAATATTCAGTATCTTTAAAAGATAAAGGTTTTTTAGTTATAAAATATTTAGAAAGATATCCACCAACTCCACCAGTTGAGGAAATTTCTTGTAAGTGATTCTTAATGAATTCTTTTAAGTTCCTCTGTGAGCTCATAATATTGAAGTAAGTTTACTAAATCATCATTTTTAACCTTAGCTGTTTTATCTACTCCATGAATGAGAGATAAGATTTCATTTAATTTAATTTTAACAGCAGGATTAGTTATTTTAGGGAGAGAATTTTTTAGTGAAGTTTTTACTTCATTAATTTTTTGGTTATAAAATTCTCTTAATTTAGGAGCGTTATCAATAGAATTGATAAATTCTTTTAAAATATCTTTTTGGGAATCATTTAAGTTAGCATACTTACCATTAAATTTCTCTAACATTACTTTATAGGTAAGTACTCTTAAATCTTTATCATACTTTCTAAACTCCTCTAATAAATCTTCTTTAACTTTAGTTTTATTAACCTGAGTTTGAGTAAGGCTTTCTAATATAGTTAGCTTATTATCTATTATCTGATTAGTCTCAGAAATTTTGTCTGAGTTGTAGATTTCTAAAAGAGTATAGAAAGCGGCGTATTCTTTATAGTTAGATACTTTATGATTAAAAAATTCTTCTAAATCATAGTGATTTTTTATTTCCTTGATAAGATTATATTTTTCTCTTCTTAACTTAGATCTATTTAATTTTTTAGAAGCTTCTAACACAGTATTAATTACTATATTAGCCTTAGTTTCAGTTATACTTTTTTGTTTAAACAGGGTCTCATATAATTTATATTCCTTTCCTAACTCAGTTTTAGCGAAAGTTTTTTTTAAAATCTCTATAGAAGGAGAAGATTCCCCAGATAGGGTATCAGCTGTAATTTGTCTAATTAACAGCTCAAACAGGAGACCTGTGTTTTTTATTTTAGAATGTTTGATCCCCATTTAATCATAGGTTTTTTATAAATATTATAGAAATATTATTCTTTAATTTGACTTTCATCAAGAAGTGATTCTTTTTGTTTATCACTCTCAAATACTAATTGTTTTCTATTAATTGGTAAATCTTTTAAAGAATTTTTGTTTTTATGATATATAGCTTTAGCTTCTAAAGCTAAAGGAGAACCACCTTTATAAGTAGGTCTTATTGAATCAGAATCATTTTTATCTTGATCTTTCATTCTAAGAACACCTAATCTATCCTTACCAAAAGCGTCTTGTTGAGTACCTATTCTTGAAGCCTTTTCTTTTGGTCGTCCTAATTCAGCTTTCTCATTGTATCCCGCGGGTACTTCGTTATTTGTGTAATATCTACCTTGACCGTATAGAGTGGCTAAATCATGAGGTGTACCATAAGATTTACCAGATTCTAATGGATCATTACCTTCATTTTCAATCTGATTAAGTCTAAATTTACGCTTAACATCTTCTCTAATTAGATCTCTATGTTCAATATATTCGTCTTCACTAAAGTGGAATAAGTTGTTATAAACCCAATCAGATGGAAGAAGTTTACTCTCTAAAACAGTATTAGCTAAATCAACTTTTTCTTTTAATAAAGCTACTCTTTCTTGATCATATATAATTGAAGGTGTTGTTAAACCTAATTCAAAATTAGTTAAACTTTCACCATCATACCCTTGAGTATATAAGTGAACTATAGCAATTTTATATAGTTCTGATAGAATGATTCTTTGAATTCTGTCTATAGTACGGGCAAATCTAATATCTTGGGCTGCTAAGGTAGCTTTACCTTCTGTTGTCTCATCATACCCCATAAAAGCTTTTGGAATCTTAAGGGCGGCAAATAATTTGTCTCTTAAATAAATAACGTCTGTTATACCATCATATTGAAGACCAGCTAAGGTATCTATTTTAGTATTTGAATCACCTCCTCTTACAGGTATAAAGAAATCTTCAAGCATATTTTGCATGTTGAATTTTAAATTATAGTCACCTGTTGTTTGATCAATATAAGGAGTACGCTTCATTTTAGAGATAGTTTTTTGCATAAAACCATCTACTTCAGCAGGTTGAATATTACCTATGTTAATATAGAAAATACGTTTTTCAGGTGCCCTAACTATTCTATGAACCAACATAGCATCTTCCATAAGAGTATATTGTTTAAATAGTTTACGAGCTGGTTCAATGTAACTTCTACCATAAGGTAAATAGCTTACATCAGATAATAGTCTAAAGTGGGCAATTTCATAATTATCAAATATAACCATATTAACACCAGTTGATGTAGAACTATTAGGACTAACTAAACCCCCATAATATCCACCTAAGCTACCACCACCACTTAAACCGTCAGGATCAAATCTAAATTGAACTTTATCTCTATTATTTTTATCAAATCCTTCCTCTCTAATAATATTATAAGCGGTATATGGTATTACATTATACACACCAAATTTTTCAGCGATTTCTAATTTAAGGAAAAAGTCACCATATTTACACATTTGGCGAGTCCACATCCATAAATTAAATTCTATATTTAGAATATCATAGAATAAATTATATAAAATTCTTTGAATTTTTTCATCACTACTCTTAATAGTCAATACCTCACCCATCTCATTTTTAAGAGAGCATTCATCTGCTAATATATCTAAAGCTGAAGCTACAATAGCGTCAGTGTCCATAGCTTCATAATCAGAATATAACTGGACTCTTAATGTTTGGTAATTAAGACCCGGGTTATAGATGGGAGAAGCATTAGTGGTGTGAAGGCGGGTGTACCTATCATATAAAGAATTGGTGTTAATTTGACCCGCTACTTGTGTTTGATTAAAATCAAGGACATTTAAAGAGTTCCCTCCGGTATTACGAATAATAACATCAGTAGAGAATAATCTTTTTAATCTTGTAAATACGCTTGTATCAGCCATTGTATATTAATATATGAATAAATATTAAAAAATCCACCTAAAATCTTCAGTTCCTCCTTTTCCATTGTTTATAGCGTATGGGTTGTCACGGCCTGTAGCAAAATAGGCTCCTTGATATGGAGTTTGAGTTTTGGTTAAGGCATTTAATGCTGCTATTGACATATCTAAACCATGTTGTTTAAATTTAAGAGCAGTATCTCTAACATATAACCCAATACCAAAACTCATTATTAAATCATCATTATAACCAGTTTGAGCTTCAGCTCTACCATTTTTCCAAATAAATGTTCTCATTTCTTGGAGTAACCTTTTAGATTGAACAGTTACACTTTTATCAGAAACATATTCTTGGAATTTGCCTATAATCATAGGTCTTGTTCTCATAGACATAGTAAAACCAGGAACTTGAGATTGATTATTTTCATAATTTCTCATATAAGTTTCAGCTGTTACCTCTTGAGACTTAGGAGAGTAATATAAATTTCTATATTCTCTTTCTATAACAACTTGAATTGTAGACCAACCAATATTAGCATTTTCAATTACTAATAAAGCATTATTATATTCTGTAGCTATACCTACTAATAAATGGCCAAATTCTTTAGTACCTATTTGACCTTTATATTCTCCAATTTGAACATTTGATTCAATGTCAAAAATATGAAAAGCAGAATAGTCTTTACCATCACCTCGAGCTACGTCAGCTGTTATCATATAAGATCTTGAATAGTCTACAGGTTCCCAAATCCATAAATTTTTATCAGCTCCTCTTTTTTCAATTGGTTCTTTGATAGTTGTCTGTTCTATAAATTCTAAATACTCAGGATAAAAAACAATATCTCCTGAGGTATTAAAGTCACAGTCACATTCTTGGGCTGCAAATCGGGGATTACCTAATAATTCATCTTGTCTATCTCTCCAAGATTGATCACGTTCAGGATGAACATACCAAGGTAATCTTATAGGTAAAAATTCATTTTCATTAGCTTCAGCTTTAGTCCATGTTCTATGAAACCAGTTTCCAGTACCATAAGGAGTAGATAAAGCTACACATCCTCCACCTGTAGCTAAGGTTTGTTGTGCTGAAGCCCAAATCTCATCAATTTGTTCAATGAAAGCAGCCTCATCAATTATTAGAAAAGAAACCGCTTCAGATCTACCAGCATCACCTGAAGCTGCTACTGCTTTTATTTGAGATCCATTTTCTAACCTTAGAGATAATCGGTTATTTTCAATAGCGTTAACTTTAAGCCAGCTGGGTAGGTTATCATACATAAAACGTACCTTAGTAACCATATTCTTAGCGGTTTCTTGCTTGGTAGCAATACAAAGTACATTTTTATCTTTATGAAAGGTCATTAACCAAAGAGAATATCCCGCTGTTAAGGTTGATATACCTAACTGACGGGATTTATTAATAATGGTATAATTATTATCTCTAACTAAATGTAAAACTTTTTCTTGAAATGGGTATAAATGAAAACTAACTCTACCTCTTTGAGGGTGTTGAATCATACAATACTTTTTCATAAAATGCGCCGGGTCTTGAGCGCATTTAAGATATTCTTCTCTGATTATTTTTTTTAAATCACTCATTTATCTTCATTTATTTCCCATACAAATAAACTAACAACAAATAATGATAATACTCCTATAGTTCTTCTATAAGAAGTTATTCTTGTTTGGTTTTCTTTTAGTTGAGTTTTTAAAGTTTGATTTTGAGCTTCTAAACTGGCTCTAGAGACATTGCAACTATCTAAAGTTGATTTGTAAGCTTTTATTTCTTCATCTCTTCTTGAGATTATAAAATCTCTATAAAAGATAATTTCATTAAGTTCAGTAGTATCTTGTTTTAAGGACTCTACTTCTTCTTTATATAAATCACACAAACTTAGATCTGTGACTACCTCAACTAAAACATCTCTAGGAATACAAATTAAAGAATCTTTATTTATACCGGTTTGTGAGAAACTCAACAAGCTTATCATTAGACATACTATCAATAGTAGCAATTGTTTCATTATATTGTTTTCTTAATTTGTTTAATTCTTTATTACGAGCTGAGATTGAGTTTCTAAGGTTGTCTGATTTAAATTCTGCTACAATTATTTCTTTTTCAAGACTATCACGTAATAGGTTTAAAGAATCAAGCTCGTTTTGATATTTTCTATTATTCTCATCTACTAAAACACTACAATCAATACAGTCTTTATGGGTTAGGTCTATGTACATATAACAACCTAAGAACCAAAATAAGCTTGTTATTAAAACTATTAGTAGAATTTGATTTTTCATATATTAATAAATATCAAAACAAGTTTTTATTACTTGTTTGACGCGTTCTTCTGTTGATCCTTTTAAAACATTATGCCAAGGTTTGTGTTTATGAAGTAAATGTTTAATAGTTTGATCAATCTCATTTCTATATTCTTGATTAGTTTCTCTAACACCATTATCTTCAATAATAGTACCTTCAGGAGAAATATAGAATATATAATCATATTCTCTAATAAAACGCTTGGCATATTCTTCAAAAGCATCACCATCAATATAACTAATAGATTTAGCTAATCTGGTAAAAGCTATGACATCAACTACTGTTCTATCAGTTATGATATTTTCTTGCATTAATTCAGTACATCTTTCAGCCAAAAATATATTTTGACCCTTAAGTGTAGAGTCAGTATTTAATGGAATGCCTAATGAATTAAGATATTTACTACGTTCAGTAGTAAAAGTATAATCCTTAAACTCAGGTACATTTTTTAAAGCATTAACCAGTGTAGTTTTTCCTACACTCATTGTTCCACATAACCCTATTTTCATTTTTAATCAAAACTTTTAATATATAAAATAAAATCCTCCATTACTTCTTTTTGAAGATTAGTGCCACTTTTAACACTTTCTCTTAGTAAAGATAATGAAAAACTCTTAGATTCCAAAATTAATTTTTTGGTATTTTTAAGAGTAGATTCACATACTACAGTATACTCAGGTGTATAAATAGTTTCATCTCCAAAATCTTCAATATCTTGAAGATACGACTCA